TATCTCAAGACCCCCGTCTAGGATCAATGGTCTATGCCCCCCAGTATTTGGATTGTATTTAGAGGTCCAAGACATAAGTAGTCTTTCTTTAATTTTCTCACTTAATGTATTAGGAGTTTTAAGTACTAGTCCTGGGACTGCTCCATTCCTAAAAAAGTTTTCTTGAAACTTTCTCATAGACCCAAGCAACTGCATTCTCTTATAAGCTGGCTTTAGTCTAGGAACTCCTCGGTAAATAGAATTAAAAGAATTTTCTTTGATATGAATAATTTCTGAGGGGGAATAGTCTAACTTATTATCATAAACGTACGATTTTACGTAGGTTTTCTCGTCAGTTTCTATTTCTACATTTCGGGCGGGTAGCTGATATAGATGAGCTCCGTCGAAATATATAAAGATATTACCATCTATCAATAGATCCACAATAAGATTCCGCTTAAAAGAATTAATATCCTGAAAAGGGTTAGGCTCTACATTAAGAAGAGTCTCTACTTTGCTTCGTCTTATATTTTTTACTATTGGAGTTAAGTTTAATTTCTCTCCTACATCTACGGGAATTTCTGCTGCATCATCTACAATTAAGTTTACAGCTCTATTTACAACTTCGATTTGCTCGTAAGCATTTCTATAATTAGTAAAGATTTCACTAGTTCCTAGAGAGTAACCTTCTTCTCTAGAAATAAATCTCTGGGCAGGGTTTAACTTTTCTTCTACATCCTCTTTTGGGCCTCTCGAAAATAAGTTATCATACCATGCCATATTTGTCTCTTTGTTTCAACACCCAGCGTTTCTGCTTTCCTGCTGTTGCAAGTTTGGGTCTTTTTCCATATATAGAATGGAGTTTTAAGTGGTGAGAGTGGCATAGTGTTGTAGCTTCGTCATATAGCTCAACTAAATGTGCCTGTATAAAACTGTCTCTCTCCGCTAGTATTTGTTCTTCTGTTGTTATAGTCTTTTTAGATCTTACTAGCCACTGGTCTAATAACTCGGTTAATCCAAAGAAGTGATGAAAATCAAGTTCTTCTTTGGAACCACAAATAAAACATTTAGTATCTTTATTGTATTTAGACTTTGCTTTATCCCTAATATACTTTACTAAATCTCTTTTTGGGTCCATGGTACCATTCCGTAATAAAAAAAATTATATCACCGTAATTAACAAAAAGTCAAGAGTTATTTTTCTTTGGTATCTTAAAAACTAGTTGACTGAGTTTCAAAGGTATACATTGCATATCTAATTGCGTCGGCCATATGAGAGAATCTATCATGCTTTGGTTTCTCTCTAATAAGATTAGGGTTAGGATCCCACTGGTACTGATCTAAGCTATCTAAAGAATGTTGACACCTTTGATTGACCAATAGCTTATTATTGTCCACTACATTTGCCACCTTCCCTATACCATCTAGTATAGACTTTTTAGCGTTTATAGTAGATATATCATAATTTTGCGCAAAGTCATACCTTGTTTGCTGAGCAGCAGAGTCTATGTAGATATAGTCTATATCCCATTTAAGTATGAACTTTCGAATTTCTTCTGCATGCTGCTCCGTGGTTTTTTCAGCTTCTAGGTATTCGTCCAAGATATAATAAGTCTCTGTATCCCAATCGTAAGCAAAAACACATAAAGCTGTGGGATCTTTATACCCCACGTCAAGACCTGCAAAAACGTCCATATTTCTAGTGTCTAATTTGTCTATGTCTACTACACACTTCTCAAAGTTGAACCCCCAAATTTGGCCTTCGTAAGTATTGAAGTCTGCTAAGTATTCTTGAGAGAACTCCGCTTGCGACATAGCTTTTTTTGCTTCTTCTATGTCACTTTCATCCATTCTAGGGTTTTCGTGATAGGTTGCTCGTATAGAAATCCAATCAGGGTACTCTTCGTTAAACCCTCTATAGAAAAACTCAGCAAACCAGTTGTTACGACCTCTAGGAGTAGATATGAATAGAGCCTTACTATTTGGCTTATCTAGTGTAGGTCTAAGAGCTACATTAAAAGCTTCTCTGCCATGAGTCAGGGCAGCTTCGTCAAAAATAATTAGATCGTAACTTCTTCCTACTACAGAGTCTACTTGATTGATAGATCCCATTCTTATAGTTGAAGAGTTAGATAGTTCGATTACTCTGTCTTTTGCATTATCCCTTACCACCTCTAAATCAAAGTGCTTTATAAGATTTCTCTGAAGGTCAAAAGAGATTTGTGAGAGGGAGTAGTTGGGAGACATCAGAAGAACGGAAGAGCCAGGCACAAGAACACACAACTGACCGATAATATTTGCAATATAGGTCTTACCTTGCCTTCTAGATACTGCTGCGCATATAAAACGGTACTTGGGGCTATTGATAGCATTTATTACTGCCATCTGGGAGTTTATAGGGTCAATACCCAGTAGATCTAAATACCCGTTTACAGATAACTTTAAGAATCTTTCTTCTTGTTGAAAGTTCATCAACTCGGAGCCGACTATATCGGCTCTACTTATTTCTAGCATAATTACTACTCAGGTTTAGGGGTTGCAGAGTCTCCATTGGACTTCTGCTTGTTTTCTGGTATCAAATCTTAAACGGGCTCCTCGAAAAGTAAATACAAAGCTACCACGAACTTCTCTAATCTCTGAACGCATTTTAGACTCTTTTCCTTTATCAGGAGAAATTGAATCGCTTTCAGGTGAGGGTACCTTAGTAGTATCTAGTACGTTAGGAGTGAGCACTTTTGTGTCATATGTTTTTTCAATCATAACTTATTCCTTTATGCTGCGGTGGTTAATATAGTAACTAAAGTACCTAGTAAAAATAGTATAATGGCACCACCAAATTGAATCTGTCTACTATCTAGCTTTTCTAACCTAGAGTCTATGTCCTGTAGGTGATTAAAGGTAGTTTTCCATCTTTCGTCACACTTGACTTCATGCGTCTCTATCTTTAGCTTAAGTTCCGATAACTCGTCTTCTACATTTGCACTCATGAGACCTCTTCCTCATGATTGCAAGTTTTGCACTTACAATTCTCACATGGTTGTTCGCAATGACAAGTATGCCCACATAGTGAGCAGTTTTCATAAATTGATTCAGGTTCCATAATTCTCTCCTACTTCTTGTTTACAGCATCAGCAGCAAAAAATGCTGATACTAAAACTGCAATTGAAGCAAAATAGGTGGGAGCTATGTCAGCAATGAGATTTGCCGCAGATTCCAGACCTAAAAGGCTTGTTAAAAAAATACCGAATGGATATAGTAAAAGTCCAAAAAGAGAAAACCAGGCCATTTTTCGAATAGCGTCTCTCTGAGCATCTTTATCCTCTAGTTCCTTTCTTTTGAACTCCATATACATCTCGTGTTCTTCATCAGTGACAACTCCATCCCCATTCGAGTCTGCGGGATGAAATCCTTTTTCTTTAATCTCTTCAGCCATAGTAGTAACTCCTTACGCTAACGATATGGCTAGTACTGCCCATATTATCGCTACCCCTAGAACAAGGGCTAAACCTCCGACTGCGATTTGCTCCATTAAGATTTCTCTTTCTTTTTTCTTCTTTGCAAGCATTTTCATATGCTGCTGACGTTGATATTCCTGCTCAGCTTTGGCTTGTGTAAAAGCTTCAAGCATATCTGGATCTGCAATTAATAGTAGATCATGTACGTCTTTCCAGTAACGCTCATAGCTTTTCTTTATCATAGTGAGTTTTAAAAGCTCACTTTGACTAAGAGCACTGAAAGTTCTTGATTTTCTGTCTAGTTCAAAATTAGTTATGGCTTCCCCGAAGTCACTAATAGTTCCCATAAGCTGTTGCATACCCTGTCCAGTTTCATTAGCTTGTTTTATTAAGCCATTGATAGACGTAAGAATTGCACTGGCAGCTGCCACAGATTCTATAATCATCTACTATCTCTCTACACCTATTAATATTAGATGTCTTGTCCACCTATTCGGACATATAAATGTGAACTGCAAAAAAGAGAATTATTAATGCGACTCCTAAATGTGTGCCTGTTATTTTCAAAACGTAAAAAGTTAGACGTCGGGGGAGTTTATGAGTTTTTCTATTAAGGCCCCATAGTTGCCTTGTCCAAAAGTACCCTCTCCTTGTATAAGAACATTGTTTTGTTGGCGAATAGCTCCGGCAGATGCCTTTTCTAGTTCTGTCTGGGCTTTTATTTCGTCCATTCGCATTTTATGAGCCATTTGAACCAAATCAGCTAAATCTTTGGTTGTGTACATTTCTGTTTCCTCAACCTCTTCTAGCTTTTTGTCAATGAGAGTGTCCAGAACTTCGGCTAATTTGAACTTATTTCTATAGCCTGCGTCTAAATACACAGAATCTATGTATTTTTTGACTTCTCGTTTGTTTAAATAATCCACAACTTCATCTTTCGGGATGCCCAATCCGGCACTAACGGTGCCTACATCACCAACCTGCAAATACGTATTCGCGATTTCAATGGCCTCGGGACTTATTCGTGTGGATACTTCTTTACTCATGGTGACATTGTAGCACCCTTAGGAACAAAAAGTCAAGAACTATTTTTTGGTGGGTATATTTGAAAAATTTGAGTGGCATGATAGTACCAATGGAGTATATTTTTATTATTTTTTCATAAACACCTGGAAAAGTTTCTGGAAGTAAACGTAATTTTTTTAAAAATATCCAAAATACAAAAAAGGGCGACAATTTTCATTACCACCCTTTTTAATAAGTACATCTACTAGTATTTATGAAGTTACATAGTTAGCTGGGAAAATGGTAGTGCTAATAACATAACGATAAACACGAGAGGCGTAATGAGTTGCAGAAAAATTTGAATAGATTGTTTCATTTTTGCGGAAGGATCTCCTTTGGTCCTAAATTTCTTTGAAATCTTGCTTGATTTCGGGATATATTATAACAATGTATAAGAAAAATGTCAAGACATAAATTTTTATACGTGTGTATTTTAGTAACACTTTTAATTTTATCAATAAAAAAGGCTCCGAAGAGCCTTTTCACGCTTTAGTCTAGAAAGAGTATCTAATCTCAGTTTCTAGCTTAGAGCCAATGGGATCAACTTCATCAATCTTAGAGCCTTCCCACTTACCTTTGAAGGTAAGAGGACCTTTCTTAAGTTTGTATCCTACTTCGCCAGAGTACCCATCCGTGCGAGGACCAACTTCGAAGTACAAGTTCTTGTCACTGTCACCAAGCAAGGTTCCAAACCGCAGGTGGTGGACAATATTGTCGCTCTGTAGTTCTTCATCTAAAAATCTTAGATCATTCTTGTATTCGACGTATGGACCTGCCATCGCAGTTCCGGAAAGTGCCATTAAGGCCACGAAAGATAATGCATATTTCATATTTTTTCTCCAACGTAGAAAGAAAACGAGGATATAATTCATAATATCCTCTCCATTTTTTCTCCACTTTTCAAATTATATTTGGTATAACCTCAATTGTCAAGATCTTTTTTTAAGGTGGTGTGAATTTTAGGAAATTATTTTAAGTTTTTCTTAATTTAATACTTGAACAGCACGTAATAATCTGGTATAATATCGACTTCAAAGTACCCAAAGTTGTACGTGAAGGGGAGCCGCGCGAGCCGGCAGAATGTCAAGTCTCTTAACACCCCTGGTTGGCACGATTCCTGCATGGGAAAAAAGCGCGGATGTCCAGCTTTTGTCCAGCTTTTTTAGCTTTACAGATTGGCTGATTTTGCTTATAATACTCGCACACATTAACAAAGAACTAGGAAAAAAATATGGCTATCACAAAATACACTGACGCAATGGTCCAAAAGATTGTCTCGCAAGAGCCACTAAATCTTGACAAAGCCAAAATCTTGGCTGTCGAATTCGGAATGCCTGATAAATATCGCTCGGTCATTTCTAAAGCGCTATCGCTTGGGCTGGAGTATAACAGCGCCAAGCCATCGCGTAAAGATGGCGAGCCGGTCGCCAAAAAAAGCGCGGTAGTTTCCGACATCGCGGGTCTGCTTCATATGCCAGAGCATCATTTGGCTGGCTTGGAAAAGGCAACACGCGGCTCGTTGGTCGCGCTACTCAAGCAATTGGGAGAAGAAATATCTTAATCGTTGCAACAGGGTGGATCGGGGCGATGCTATTATGCATCGCCCCTCCTATCATAGACACAGACCTAGGTAAATGGCTGGCGGTTTCAGGCTTGGCACTTCTATGCTTGCAAGCGATTGAAAAATCATGCTATAATCTGGTTTTACTTAACATTGTAGGCATTGGAGGTTATATATATGCGCTTTATTTTTGACTTAGA